GATTGGCCCGGCGCTGACGAGATTGCCGAACGTCTTAAGGCCATCAACCCGGCATTGCAGCAACAGCAGGGCTTGCCGCCAGAGGTACAGCAAATGATTCAGGAAGGTCAGCAGGCCATCCAGGAGCTGACGCAAGAGGTAGAGGCGCTGAAGGCAGACAAGAGCATCGACAAGTTCAACGCAGATACTAAGCGCATGCAGGTTGAAGGCGACCTAGCCAACGACCAGCGTAAGCTTGTCCTCGATGCGCAGACGAAGGTGGCGACACACGCCATGTCAGTCAATCAGAAGGCCCAGCAGGCCGCGATGAAACCCGAACGCCAAGGGTCAGAGGCGTAATCCTTCCATCACCAACCGGAAAACGGAGTGAGCTTCCATGGACGAGGCATTGACGGCTATTGCCGATGCACAGGCTATGCCTGCAGGCGGAGAGCAGCAGCCCAACGCGACAGAGAATGAAAACCAGCAGTTCAGCGATGTCGAGCGTAATCCCGCTGAATCTGACGTGGAAGTCGAGGAAGGGCAAGATGGCGGCGAACAGCAGCCGGTCGAGCCCGAACTTGCCGAAGTCGATTACGAAGGCAAGAAATACAAGATCCCGCCGGAATTGAAGGACGCTCTCCTTCGCCAGTCGGATTACACCCGCAAGACGCAGGAAACTGCGGAAATCAAGCGGGCCGCTGAAGCCAGACGGGCTGAGGCGGAACAAGCCTATCAGGTCTCGCAAGAGGTCCTAGAGGCGCGCGCCGCCGTCATGAACATCGATGGTGCGCTGAAGCAATACGAAAATGTCAATTGGGAGCAGTTTGAACAGGAAGATCCGGTGTCGGCGATGTCGCACTGGCGTAAGTTCCAGCAGCTCCAGCAGCAGCGCGGTCAGGTCGCTCAATTCCTCGACAAGACGCAATCCGAACTGTCCGAGAAGGTGAAGCTGGAAACAGCCAATCGCCTACGGGAAACACGTGAGTTTGCGGAGAAGAGCATCCCCGGCTGGACCGAGGAGATGGATAAGAAGATCAGCGATTTCGCCATGACCAAGGGCTTTACGCGTGAGCAGTTGATGAACGCTTATAGCCCTCAGACTTACGAAATCCTGTTCCTCGCCCATCTCGGCCATCAGGCGATGCAGAAAGCCAATCAACCGAAGCCGGTCCAGCAGCAGCAGGCTCCGAAGCCACTCGAAACTGTGCAGTCGAAGAGCGCAGCAGGTCGGGTGCCACCGGAGAAGATGGCAATGGACGACTTCGCCAAGTGGATCAACAAGCGCTGATCTAGCGCATCCCCGCAAAGGTAACACATCATGAGCAATACCACGCTTACCGCGAGCATCATCGCGAAGGCGGCCGTGGCAATTCTCGACAACGAGCTTGTCATGGCCCGCAAGGTTTTCCGCGGCTACGAGGAAGACATTACCAAGAAGGTCAACGGCTACGAGGTCGGCGATACGCTGACCATCCGCAAGCCAGCCGACTTCACTGTTCGCGATGGCGCAACTGCGTCGGCGCAGAACGTCACGGAAGGCAAGACCACGATCGTCGTCGACAAGCGCAAGGGCGTTGACTTCAAGTTCACCTCTCAGGAGCTGACCTTGAACATCAAGCAGCTTTCAGAGCGTGTCATCCGGCCGGCCATGGTTCAGCTCGCCAACCAGATCGATGTTGACCTGATGGCGGAATACAAGAACGTTCCGAACTGGGTCGGCACTCCCGGCAACCTGATCAATTCGTTCGCGGACTTCGCAAAAGGCCCGGAGCGTATGGACGAGTTCGCCGTGCCCCAGGATGGACGCACGTCTGTTCTCTGCCCTGCGGACCATTGGGCGCTCGTCGGCTCGCAGACGACGCTCTACAACGACACTATCACCAAGCCGGCCTATCGCCAGGGCAACACCGGCATGGTCGCCAATGTCGACATGTACATGTCGCAGAACGTCGCCACGCACACCACCGGTTCGCGCTCTGGCTCGATCCTTGTGGATCTGTCCATCACATCGACGACCATCACTTACGCCGATGTCAAAGACACATGGGTTCAGACGATCCACGTCGATGCCCTTGGCGGCGCAACGCAGACCTTCAAGAAGGGCGATGTCTTCACGATCGACGGCGTCTATGCCGTTAACCCGGTCACCAAGGCGCCCCTGTCCTTCCTGAAGATGTTCACCGTCACCGCAGACGCGACAGCGGCCGGCAGCGAAACGGACCTGATCATCTCGCCTCCGATGATCTGGGATGGCGCTTTCAAGAACGTCGATGTCCAGGGCGTCACCGACCTGAACAACCAGCCTGTCACCGTCGTCGGCTCGGCTTCCACCAACTACCGCCAGAACCTGATCTTCACCGAAAAGGCGTTCGCGCTGATCTCGGTTCCGCTGATCCAGCCTCCTGGCGCCGTTGATGTCGGCCGAGAGACCTACAAGGGAACCAGCGTTCGCGTCATCCCGGTCTATGACGGCATCTCCGACGAAAGCATGTGGCGCCTCGATGTCCTTTACGGGACCAAGACCGTCGATCCGCGCCAGGCAGTCCGCGTCAGCGGCACGCCGTAACCGCCAAACAGAAAGGAAAAGATCATGACTGTCAAACAACTTTCCGATGGCGGCTCTGATGGCGTCAAGCTCGGCCAGTCGGCCACCGACAAAGTCGGCATCTACGGCACCACGCCCATCGCTCAGCGCTCCGGTGCTGCGCAGGCGACCTCTCTCGTTGGCACGGCTTCCTCCACGGCGGTCGATACCGCCCTCAAGGCAGCCGTCATCGAGATCATGAACACCTTGGCAGCGGTCGGCCTCTGGAAGGGCTCTGCATGAAGGTCGTTTTCTGCGTCCCTTCGCTTCAAGGGCCTACAGCTCCGTTTGTTGCGGCCCTTGAGCGCTCCATCCCGCTGATCACGTCGGCGGGATGGGAAGAGGGCGCGGTTGAAGAAAGAGGCTGCCCGTACATCAGCTATGCGCGGGCGGCCATGTTGAGGAAGGCGCTGGACGCCAAGGCGGATGTCATCGTCTTCCTCGACTATGATCTGAGTTGGGATGCCCAAGACCTTTTGACGCTGATCGAGACGCCTGGCGATGTTGTCGCCGGAACGTATCGGTTCAAGAAGGACGAAGAGGAATACATGGGCGTCTGGCGCACCGATATGACCGGTCGCCCCATGTTGCGCCCCGATGGCTGCTTTGTTGCCGAGAAGGTGCCGGCTGGCTTCCTGAAGGTCACGAAAGAGGCCGTTGACCGATTCATGAGGGCCTATCCCGAGCTTGTCTTTGGCGCCCGCTACAACGCTTCCGTGGACCTGTTCAATCACGGTGTCATCGACGGCGTGTGGTATGGCGAGGATTATGCATTCTCCAAGCGCTGGATCGAGTGCGGCGGCGAAATCGCCCTTATCCCTGACATCAACGTCAATCACCACACGGCGACCGATGTGTTTGCCGGAAACCTGCACGAATTCATGATGCGCCAGCCAGGCGGCGCAAAGGCGGTCTGATGCCATTCAGCAATTATACTGATCTGCAGTCGGCTATCACCGACTGGATGGCGCGCAGCGACGTTTCCGGCAATGCTGCCGATTTTATCGCCCTCGGAGAGGCAAATCTCAACCGCGAACTGAAGCAGGTCGGCGTCACCACGACGCTGACTGGTGTTTCCGGGCAGAACTATATCGACATCACAGCCCTGTCGATGATCGAGCCGCGCACGCTCTTCATCACGGATCTGGATGCAGAATACGAACTGACGCCACGTCCGCTCGGTTCCTATACGATCCACGAATTTTCCGGTCGGCCGTCCATTTGGGCGATCGAGGGGAAAAAGATCGTCTTCGATCGCGAGCTTGATCAAGCGTATTCGTTCCGCTTCGTCTATACCGGCCGCTTCGCGCTTTCCGTGGCGGCACCGACAAACGATTTTCTCACGGAAAATCCAGACCTCTATATGGCCGCCTCGATCGTATGGGGCAGCATATACGTCAAATCAACCGCCGATATTTCCATGTGGTCGCAGATGCTCGAATCCTTCATGGCCTCGGTGAGCCATGCAGAATCGCAGAAGATGCGCGGCAGTCTTGTGGTTGATCCGATGCTTATGGCAACGCGGCGCCATGGTATCGACAGGGATTACCTGCCGTGATCATCCCATTCCCACCGTTCGAGCCCGATAAAGCGCCCTATAACAGCGGCGCGACAGCAAGTGCCGTCAACGTGCTTCCGGTCGCCGATGGCTGGGGGCCTATGCCAGCACTTGTGCCGCTTGCCAACGCACTGCCAAGCGCTCCGAAGGGTTCGATAACCGTCCGCATCAATTCCGCGACACAGGTGACGATCGCCGGCACGTCATCCGGCCTGTATCTAGTCAACAATGATGGAACATTGACCGATGTCTCCGGGGCCAGTGCGCCTTATGCCGTCCCGGATGGCGATGAATGGTCGTTCGACGTGTTCGGCACCCGGATCATCGCCACCAACCTGGCAGACGATGTGCAATATTACGATATCGGGGTATCGACGGACTTCGCAGATCTTCCCGGTTCGCCTCCGAAGGCCCGTTTCGTCAAGGTGATCGGCGATTTCGTCGTCTTGTTCCAATTGGCTAACGATCCGTCCGGCATGGCATGGTCCGGTATCAATAATTCGCAGCAGTGGGTTCCAGGCGAAGAGCTTTCCGACACAAATACATTCCCCGATGGCGAGGAACTGCAGGCGATCAGTGTCAATGGATCGGGTGCCACGCTTGTTTTCCGCGGCGGTCGGAGGACGATGACATTCGACCCGTCGTCTGGGTATGTCTTCACGTTTTCGCCGCTCGCCAAGGGTAGGGGCTGCTCTGCGCCTCAGTCCCTCATCGATATCGGTGGGGGTGATTTCGTCTATCTGTCCGATACCGGCTTTTACCGTGGCGCGGCAGCTTCTCCGATAGGTGCCGAGCGTGTTGACCGGTGGATTCAGTCGGTCACGACAGACTTGACCCGTTCCCGCGTCAAGGGCGTCAACGATCCATTCCGCAAGGTCGTCATGTGGCGCTACGAGGATGCGACCGGCAACGGCTATATCGTCGGATACTCCTGGCAGCTTGACCGGTGGTTTCAGTCCGACACGATAGTAACGGGCCTTGGGGTCTTCGCCACGTCAGCGAAGACGCTTGAGGATCTTGATGCGGTTGCCGGTTCTGGCGGCATCGATGCATTGCCATTCTCGCTCGATAGCGCCGCCTATGGTGGCGGGCCTCCGAGCTTTGCAGGGTTCGATGCAAGCTTCCGGCTCGGCTTCTTCACCGGCCTGCCGCAGCAGGCGACGATCGAAACAGGACAGATGGAGTTCTTTCCGGGAGACCGTGGCTTCGTCTCCATGGTACGACCGATCACCGACAGTGCGGCCGTGACGGTAGCGTGCGGACTGCTCGACTCCCATGACGACACGCCGACATGGACGGCGCAGCAATCGCGCAATAGCCGGTCGAAGGCGGTCGATTTCAGGGCGGATGCACGGCTGCATGCGTTCAGGACCATTATCCCGGCCAACGATGTCTGGAAAGCGGCCTCTGCGCTTGATGTGGCGGTGCTGCCGAGTGGTGGTCTATGAGCGTCAACATCCCGTATATCGCCAATGTCAAGACGGTCTGCAAGGATCTGACGACGACGAGCGCCACAGCGGTTTACACCGGCAGCCAGAGCCTCCGCGGCTCTCTCGACAGCATGTCGGTGTGCAACGACAGCGCCGCCTCGGCGAATTTCACGCTGCAGCTCACCGATGGAACGAACGTCTTCAAGATCTACGACACGTTCCCGGTGGCGGCACATACCACGCTGTTCATCAAGGAGCATAACGTTCAAATCCCGGACGGCTGGACGCTGCAGGTGATCGCCGGCACGGCAAACGCCCTGCACGTCATCGCTGTTATCGCCGAAGTCAACCCGGTCAGGTCGCAATGAGGATTGGCATCGCCAACAGCGCCGAGGTCGATCAGTTTTGGCCGGCCTTCGCCCAACGTTTGCAGACGGCATGCGAACGGACAGGCGGCGACATATCGAGCGGCGACCTTTGGCAGATGTGCAGATCGGGCAATGCGTTCCTCGTCCTCGTCCTCGATGGCGACGATTTCAAGGCTGCGTTGATCATGCAGTTCCAGAAGTGGACCGCAAAGCAGGTGATGCGCTGTCTGGCAATCGTCGGAGACGACATGGACGAGTGGTTGCCGATGGCAAGAGAGACGATCGCCCA